CAAAGAGCTGCATAATATTCTGAATGAAACCCAGCTCTCCCTTGCTGAAGCAAACGACAGGCTCAATCGTCGTTCTGAGCCGCTTAGTGAAGAGCGTATATATACGTTATATAGACGTAGCCTAGATTGGCGCCAACTGGCTAGAGACATAGAAGCAGATCACGATATTGAATGAAACTTGAATAAAAAAAGGGAGTATTAAAACTCCCTTTAATTAAGAAGCATAAAATTTATGCCACTCGCTCCCACACGATACCGTCTTCGTCTTCTACGATCTCTCCGATTTCGTATTCTTCGGATTCTTCGTCTTCGTCGATTTCGTCTTCGTCACACTGGTTGTATTCAAACTCTTCGGTGACATCATAGTCAACGCACCAGCCGTGCAACTGTTGAAACTCGATGAATTCTTGGATGATTGCAATCTTATCGAAGTCTTCTGTTTCGATAGTCACCATATCATTACCAAAGTCCCACTCAGAAATATCAATTTCGATCTTAAACATGTTTTCCCCTTGTAATGGCACAATTGCCAAGTAAAATCGTATACACCTTTTGTGACAATTCATAGATAAACAAAGACTAATTAAGGAAAGTAAATGAACCTTTCAGCTAACTTTACTGACAAAGAACTTACAAGATCTGACACTGCATTACGTTTAGGAATTGACAACACCCCTGATGCTGAGATACTTAAAAACTTAAAATTATTGTGCGAAAAAGTATTACAGCCTGTACGTGACCATTTTGGATCTGTTACCGTTAACTCTGGTTTTCGCAGTTCGGCTACAAATATAGCAACGGGGGGATCTAAAACCTCAGATCATTGCCTTGGGAGAGCAGCCGACATAGAAATATTCGGAATACCCAACGCAGAGCTTGCCCAATGGATCATGGATAACTTAGAATACACACAACTCATCCTTGAGTTTTACACCCCCGGCATCCCTGATAGCGGTTGGGTGCATGTGTCTTACGACCCGAACAACCTGAAAAAACAGGAATTGACCGCCATGAAAGTTGCTGGTAAAACTGAATATGTTTCTGGTCTTATGGCCTAATTATGCCACTACAAAAAATACTGTTTAAACCGGGGGTAAACCGAGAGAACACTCGCTATACCAATGAAGGTGGTTGGTATGAGTCCGACAAGGTTCGGTTTCGTCAGGGCAATCCTGAAGTTGTTGGTGGGTGGGAGCCTTACTCTGCGGCTACGTATCAAGGTGTATGCCGTTCATTGTGGAATTGGGTAACGCTTGGCGGCGACAATCTAATTGGCGTTGGCACAAACCTCAAGTTTTATCTCAATCAAGGCGGTCTTTACTACGACATCACGCCCATTCGTGCGTCCTCTACGATTAACAATAACCCGTTTGCCTTAACCGCATCAACAACAGTTACAGTAACGGACACTTCTCATGGTTGCGTCACTGGAGATTTTGTAACATTTAGCGGTGCTGTTGCTATTGGTGGTGGGGGCACAAACGTTACGGCTGCGGTCTTGAATCAACAATTTCAAGTCACGGTTATCAATGCTAACAGCTACACAATCACAATTTCGGTAACACCCAATGCAACAGCTATTGCCGGTTCTCCCGGCGGCGGTGCTTCTGTTGTAGCCGCATACCAAATTAACGTTGGCCCTGTTATTCCCGCTCCTCTTGTGGGTTGGGGCGCTGGTAGTTGGGGTCAGACAGCTACAACATGGGGTAACGGCGGGACATCTACGTCAGCACTTCGTTTATGGAACCAAATTAATTACGGTCAAGATCTAGTCTATGGCCCCCGCACAGGCGGTATTTACTATTGGAATGCAACTAACACTGTAAGCACTCGTGGCGTATTGCTTAATTCCTTGGGCGGTACGGTATCCTTTACAAACGCTTCTCCTACGGCTGTTACTTCAACTGTTCTCTATACCGAAGGCGCTGCGCTTCAGTTCTCTGGCGGCTCGTTGCCAACTGGCGTGTCTGCGGCAACTACGTACTATGTGTATCAAGTTAACGGACTTACATTTAACCTGTTAGATAGCTCTGGTGCAGTAGTCAATACAACCAGTTCAGGCACAGGTTCTGTATCTTTAATTGTGGATGTGCCTACCGTTCAAAACAACATAACGGTATCCGACAGTTCGCGTTTTGTAATTGCGTTTGGCTGTAACGACTACGGCTCTAGTGTGTTAGACCCCATGTTAATTCGCTGGTCAGCGCAGGATGACATCTACAATTGGACACCAGATCCTACAAACCAAGCAGGGTTTATACGTATATCTCATGGTTCTGAAATTGTAGGTATTGTACAAACTCGTCAAGAGATTGTAGTGTTTACCGACTCGTCTGTATATTCACTTCAGTATCTTGGCCCTCCGTACGTTTGGGTTCCGCAGCTTCTTGGTGACAACATCTCTATCATGAGCCCTAACGCGGCTGTGATTGCTTCAGGCATTGTGTACTGGATGGGTGTTGATAAGTTCTATATGTACGATGGACGCGTGCAAACGCTTAACTGCGATTTGCGCCGTTATATATTTAACGACCTTAACCAAGAGCAAGCATTGCAAGTGTTTGCGGGAACAAACGAAGGTTTCAATGAGGTCTGGTGGTTCTACTGCTCGGCTAATAGTACTACGGTGGACAGATACGTTATTTACAATTACCTTGAACATATTTGGTACTACGGCACAATGGAGCGAACAGCTTGGCTTGATTCTGGGTTACAGCAGGTTCCTATTGCCGCCAAGTACAACAGCACTGCAATTACGGGTAATTTGATTAACCATGAGACAGGTTTAAACGACAACACAACCGGCACTGCGGCTGCAATTAATGCTTATATTAGCTCGTCTGAGTTTGATATTGGTGACGGTCATAACTTTGGTTTTGTCTGGCGCGTTTTACCTGATTTAAGTTTTGAAAATGCCACTAACAGCCCCGCCGCCGTTGCTCCACAGGTAACCATGACGTTGTACGGTCTGACTAATTCGGGCTCTGGGGTTACAAATAGTGCTAGTGGCACTGTTATAAAAGGTAGTACATACGTCATTACCGAAGAGTTTACAGGGCAGATATTTACCCGTATGCGCGGTCGCCAGATGATCTTTAAGATTAGCTCCAACCAAATTAATACAACATGGCAACTGGGTGCACCTAGAATTGATATCCGTCCTGACGGCAGACGTTGAACTAAAGTATTATAAATGTCTTCTAAAAACCGCGTCATTGCTCCAGCTTCACCCAGCTTACCATTGGCTACAAATCAGTACGAACGGCGTTATCAAGACCAATTTACCAATATTTTGCGTTTGTACTTTAATCAGATACAAAATTCGTTTGGAGAATTGTTTGGTACTACTGGGGGTAAATACATAGGGTTTCCGTACGGGGCGTTTTCAGACTTTACGTCCCAAACAACTACAGTCAATACAGCTACGTTGATGGCCCTAAACACCACGGATTTTTCTAACACGGTGTCGTTGCGAACAGGGTCAAAGATAACGGTAGAAAGCGCTGGTATTTACAACTTGCAATTTAGCGCTCAGTTACAGAATTTAGATAATGCACCGCAAGACGTATTCATCTGGCTTAAACAAAATGGCACAGACATAGTTGGTTCTACAGGAAAAGTTGGTATGCCCGCTAGAAAAAGTGCGGGTGTTCCGTTTCACGACATCAAAGGCTGGAACTACTTTTTGTCCATGAACGCAAACGACTACGTTCAGATTTACTGGTCTACAACTAATGCGTCTGTAACCATAGAAACTTATGCGGCTTCAGGCACGCCTACTAAGCCATCAACCGCCTCGGTAGTTGCCACACTTTCATTTGTGTCTGCGCTCCCCCCATGATAAACTCGATCAACCCCCATATAAAGAGGCAACCATGAGTCTAAAAGATGCCGCACAATATTTAGCTGCCCAAGGGCGTAATGGCGATAGTACGCTTGTTCATATGACGCCGCGTGAAATACACGGGATGCAGCAACTTGCTCAATCAAAGGGGGGATCACTTACTATTAATCCGCATACTGGTCTAGTTGAAGCAAATTTTTTTGACGAACTTGGAAAAGTTGCAGAAAAAGTCGCACCTTATGCAGCCGCTTATTTTTTAGGTCCAGAAGTTGCTGGAGGACTTGGTGTTTCTGAAGCCGTTGGCGCTGGTATTGCCGCAGGTGGAACATCCTTTGCTATGACAGGTAGTTTAGAAAAAGGCTTAAAAACTGGTCTTACCGCTTATGGCCTAGCTGGACTTGGCAACGCTGCTATGAATGGTATTGATAGTGCCAGCTCTGCGGCGGCGCAAAAAGCTGCCGCAGAAATTGCCGCATCGGGACTTGATGCGGGCGGTGCTGAGATGTCAAGAGCTATGACGGCAGCGCAAGAAGCAGGCGCAAATCAAACCATAGCCGATACAATTAAATCCGGTGTAAAAGGCATAGCTGCTCTTGGCCCTAAAGATTTATTGAAATATGGTTCGGCTGTTGCTGGGCCAATACTTTCAAGTTTAGCCAATAAAAAAGAAAAAGATAGCATGCCTTCATCAGGCCTGTCCGACAGCGGATACATTCGCCAATATTATTTTGACCCCAAATCACAAACACTTAAACCACTTTCACCTGTACGCGCTAAAGATTGGGGCAGTACTACATTTGAAAGCCGAGTACCCTATCTTCCAAATTCAGTAGGTTACGCTATAGGTGGAATGGTTGTGGGTGGGGCGAGCAATGATGGCATGGCTGGTGGTGGTCCAATGACGGGGTCAAGAAGTCCTTATGATTTTCAACAAAATAATGAACCAGTAGCGCGCATGGCTGATGGCGGTACACCACCGCAAACCGTTGAAGATCTATACACAAGCATCCTTGGTCGCCCCTCAGATGCGGGCGGTAAAGAATATTGGCAACAACGGTTTGGTGACACTGTTGATGCAAACGAATTGGCTGAATTTAAACAAGGAGCTGCTCCAGAATTACAAAGAATGGCTGATGCCGCACCAAAATCAATTAGCGATTTATACACAAGCATCCTTGGTCGCGCACCTGATACGGGTGGCGAAAAATATTGGCAACAACAGTTTGGTGACACTATTGATGCAAACGAATTAGCTACATTTAAACAAGCAGCCGCTCCAGAATTACAAAGTGTATTATCGGATAAAGTTGCGAATATTTACCGAACCGCACTTGGTCGCGATCCTGATCCCGGCAGCTTGCAATATTGGGCAAACTACGCAAAACAAACTGGCGCAGGAGTTAATGATTTATACAACACAATATTGTCGGGTGCAAAAGAAAATAAAGAATTAGTTAACCCTAATGCAACATATCCATCGGCAATTGCTAACTATACAGGATACAAATCTTCTGAAGCAAATCAAAACGCAGATGAATGGATACGCAACGTTCTTGGTCGCGAAGTAACTGATGCCGACCGTCAGCAGCAGTGGTACAAAGACGCCACAAGTGCATCAGCAAATAATATTAATAATATTGGAGACATTTATGGGCAGTTTAAAAATTACGCAACTAGCGTAGCTGCGGAAACGACTGCGGAAAAAGTAGCACAAGCCCGTCGGACTCTTGCAGCCAATGGATTGACCGATGCCGATGTCAAGGCTCGAACTGGTAAAACTATTGAAGAGTTAGTTGGTAAGCCAAGAACTGACTTAGATCTTATGCACGCTTCCCAATTGATGGCGCCATCTTCATTCAATTTTGGATCTTTAAGGGGTGGTGTAAGTACTACTGGTGGCGGGCGCACTACGGATACTTATACGGGCGGAGTAACTACAACGCCAACCACATACGCTCCAGAAGGCACAAAAAACCCATACGGCAACTACATCAACCCCGGTGACGTTACGATTAATCGTAATGGTTCACGCACTGTAACACCCAATATTCCCGGTCGCCCATATGGTGGTTTTACTGGTATGGGACAAGTTCGTGATGCATATACCGCTGGCGGTGGAAAACTTGGTCAAATACTTACACCATCAACAGCATATAAAAATACAGGCGCATCTGCCGACATTTATAAATATTTGATGGGCCAAGGAAATTACCCAACACAAGAAAACAACATAAATAAAGTTTCCCGGTATTACGGGGGTAGAGTGCCTGTGACATCAGACCCCACAAACAAAAATTGGGTAAATCCCACAACAGGTTTATATGAACTTAATCCGAACTACGTTGCTCCCGCAGCAAATGGCGGTTTAATGCAAGCTTATGCTAGTGGTGGCACAACATCCCAAGATGGCTCAAATAAAAAGGATAACAAAACTACTCAAGGTAGCTATGAATTTGATGCAAAAACAGGAAAGCTGAAATTTATTCCTGCATCTAGAGGCGCTGGAGATGTCACAGGTAAAACCCAAGCAAAAACAGATGCGTTTTTTGACAACATGACGCCCGAGCAACAAGCAGAACATCAAGCGCAACTCGCAATGATTGATCAAGGTTTAACTCCTATGGCAATCAAATTTTTACTACAACTAAAAGATTCAATTCTTTACAAACCAAAAGATGAGCCGCTTGCTCCTGTAGAAGATATGAGTACTATGTCTCCTGCTGCTCAAGCATTGAGCGATTCTATTGCTGCTCATGAGGGTTTGGCTGCAGCCAATACTATTGGCGGTCTTACTGCTGCTCATGAGGCTTTGTCTAAAGCCAATGTTGATAGCGGTCTTACTACTGCCGCTATCTCTGGTGGCGGTGGCAACCCCGGCGGTATTGGCATTGGTGCTAATGGTGTAAATGGAAGTGCTGGCACTGCTTCGTCCGCCACATCCGCTGCAATGGGTGGTCTATCTCCGGAGTTTAATCGCCATATGGCATCCGGCGGTCTTTCTGATGCTTATGCTTCAGGCGGAGTAAGCGGTCATTTGCGATCTCCCCATGCCTTTTTCCAAAATGGCAAATACAGTTTTCATTCTCCACAAATATATGCAAGGGGCGGTCTCTCTAACGACCAGTACAACCTTGGCTCTTACTCAGATGGCGGTCGCCTCTTACGCGGCCCCGGAGATGGCGTGTCTGACTCTATTCCAGCCACTATTGGCAAAGGTCAACCTGCACGTTTAGCTGACGGCGAATTTGTTGTACCTGCACGTATAGTTTCTGAAATAGGTAACGGATCAACTGAAGCTGGCGCACGCAAGCTTTATGCAATGATGGACAGAATTCAAGCAGCTCGTGGCAAAACTGTGGGCAAAGGCAAGGTAGCTGTAAATACCAAAGCAGATAAATATCTTCCTAAATAAGGAAAAGACATGGCAAATGCAACACAAGTCACGCAGACCCAATATGGCATAGCAGATGAGCTAAAGCCTTTTGCCGAAAATTTATTGGGTCAAGCGCAGGCTTTTACAAACTACAATATGATGCCTTATCGGGAGTATACAGACCCGCGTGTGGCGCAATTTTCTCCGCTACAACAACAATCTTACGATTATGCAGGCCAATTGCAGTCATCCCCTCAGTTGAATGATGCTACAGCACTGACTGGGCAGGCAGGTCTTGGAGGTTTAAACACACAGTACACATATCAGCCATCTAACTTTGGATCCGCATTTAGCGCTGCTAATACTAGGGACGCGCAAGGTAATGTGACCGGCAACACCATGATGAACCCCTACATGGAGAATGTAGTGGCTCGGCAACAGCAAGATGCAACACGCCAAGCGGCTATTGCAGGACAAGCGCAACAAGCTCAAGCGGCTCGTTCGGGTGCATTTGGCGGCAGTGGTGACTATCTTATGCGGGGGCAAGCCGCAGGTAACTTAGCTCGTCAAAAAGGGGATATTCAAGCGCAGGGTTTGAACAACGCTTACACTCAGGCGCAAAATCAATATAACACTCAGTATGGTCAGAATGCTGCTCAGCAGCAATTTGGTGCTGGTCTGGGCATGCAAGGATTAAGTCTTGCTAACCAATCCGCTCAAAATCTTGGTGCTCTTGGTCAAACTCAATATGCTCAAAACATGGGCATTACTGGCTTACAAAATCAACTTGGTTTGCAACAGCAGCAACAAGCGCAAAACTTGTTGAACACCCAATACGAAAACTTTACAAATGCGCAAAATTATCCATATAAGCAAATGGCTTTTATGTCTGACATTATTCGTGGTACGCCATTATTCCAAACTGGTTCATCAATGTATCAACCACCGGGAAACACTATTGGTCAAATTGCTGGTTTAGGCGCGGGTATATACGGTCTTTCTTCATTGTTTGGTGATAAAAAAGCAGAAGGTGGATCTGTTCATTCATACGCTGGCGGCGGTCAAGTCAATAGCGCCTCTAATATTGAAGGCATTATTAATAAATTAAGCGATGAACAACTAAAGCGAGCTTATCAAGTTGCTTTAGCTGAGCGGGATGTTGAAAAAGTAAATTTAATTAGACAAGAAGAGGCGCAACGGTCATCAATGCGTCAGGGAATTTCGTCAGCAATAACTCCTCAGTTTGCTGAAAATATGGAACAAAGCATGGCTACGGGCGGCATTGTTGCTTTTGCTGGTAATGATGGTAGCGTTGTAAATGAAGGTGAAAACTATAGCCTTGATGGTATGCGTACACCCAACTCGCGCCCAACAGCTAAGGCCACCCAATCTAAACCATCTCCTGTGGTTCAGTCTGCGGTTGCTCAGTTGGCGGCAAAGACGGGTCAAGATCCTGTGGATTTGAATGATGCGACAAAACAATTTACCGATATGTTTGAATCAAGGTTCAAGCCTCAAATGGACTTATTACGCGCCAATGTTGAAGCCTCAAAGCCTGACAACGATGCCATACGTCAACAAGGACTCGGTCAAGCATTGGCTCAGTTTGGTTTCAAGATGGCTGCAAACGCAGCAAAGCCGGGCGCAAGATTTTTAGAAAGCGCAGCAAGCGCATCGCCTGAGTTGTCTGATGCTGCCGCAAAGACTCAAGATCTCATGGCTGCTCGTCAGAAGAATTACCAAGACATGCAGATGAGACAGGCGCAGTTTGAAATTCAATTCAATAACGGAAACATGAAAGATGCCACAATGTTGGCTGGTCAGCTTCGTCAGCAACAACAAGCCGACAAGATGTATCAATTCAGTATTGCCAAAGCGCAAGATGAACTTGCAATCGAAAAACAAAAGCTTGCCCAAACAGGCGCATATTACAGCGCAATGGCTGGTCGTCAACCCGATACAGTCACGGGTTTGGCTAAACAGATCTTGCAAGACCCATCGTTTAAAGGCACACCAAATGATGCTCTTGATAAAGCTGCAAATATGCTTAAGGGCGGCATTCCAGCAGCCATTCGCGCTGATGCAACCACAAAAGCCGCGCTTGCAAATGCGCTTGGTAAAATTGAAGAAAAATACCCTGCGATGATTAGAAAAGGCTCATCTAAGTTTGCGATAGAAAATCAAACCGCATATGAAAATGCCATCAATAATGCGTACAGCACTTTTGGTGAAGAGCCACCAAGAGCAGGCGGCGCTACACCGGGCGGTGCATCAACTATCATGCGCTTTGATAACAAAGGCAACCCCATTTAAACGAGGAAAAAATGACCATTCAAGCCCAATTAGCCGATGGTCGCGTTCTTGAGTTTCCTGACGGCACTGACCCCTCAGTTGTTCAAGCTACCGTCAAAAAGGTCATTGCTAACCCATTGGCGGCACAATCTACAGCGTCTTTGGAGTCAGCCAAGTCTGCGCCTGTATCTTTTGGCGATATAGCTAAATCATTTGGCAGCGGCGTTATTGGCGGCGGCAAAAGCATTGTTGATTTCTTTGGCACTGGGACTGGTGTATCCAAAGGACTTGGGGAAGCGCAAAATTACTTGCAAGAAGCCTTAACGCCTGAGCGCAAGGCAGAGATTGCTCGACGACAAGAGTTACAAGATCGCGCCGCTCAATCTGGCAGCTTATTCCAAGAAGCTAAGGCGTTCCTCGGCGGTGTAGCCGAAGCCCCCTTTCAATCCCTAGCACAGGCCGGAGGATCGTCTGTTCCAGCAATCCTTACTGGAATTATTGCCCTCCCCGCCGAGGCTCCTGCTGCGCTGGCGCTGGGGGTGGGAACCATAGCTAAGCTGGCTGTTGGCGCTATACAGGGCGTTGGCGAGATGAAGGGTGGTGTATTCGACGTTGTTAAAGCCGAATACATGAAGCAAGGCAAGACAGAAAAAGAGGCCGAAGCTCTTGCCATTAAGTCATCAGAATACTCAAGAGAAACAGCTTTCCAAACAGGTGGCGCAGCATTGCTTGGCGCATTAGATGCCGTTACAGGTGCTGAATCCAGCGTAGCTAAAGCTATGCGCAAAGCGCCTGCTAAAGAAGCCTTTGAAAAAGGTATTGCCGCATTGCCCGAAAAGGCTGTCAAAGCTCCGACTCGCCTTGGTCAACTTGCCAAAGGTGTTGCAGAAGAAGCCCCGCTTGAAGGCGCTCAAGGTGCTTTTGGTCAGTATGGTGAGAATGTTGCACTGCAACAAGCTGGTGCAGATGTAACACCTATGCAGGGCGTATTGGGTGCTGGCCTGCGCGATGCTGCCGTAGGTGCTTTGTTTGGCGGCGCGGCTTCTCCACTAAGCATGAAGTCTGCTCGCGAAGATTACGTCACAGATCAAACGTTGCGGGAAATCAAAGCCACGCAGGAAGAAGATAAAGCCAAAGATGAAGCGTTTAAACTCTACCAAGACAAACAAGAAGCTACTCGTCAAAACCTTGGTGTTCCTGACCAAAAAGTATTGGCATTACCTGCGCCAGCAGAAAAGGTCAAGCCATCTATTGAAGAGTTTGATAACCCCGTTGGCAACATTACACGGGATGAATTAGGCCCTGAAGTAACAAAGTATGTGGACAAGTTCCGCAGAGACAACAAGCTTCCCCGCCTAAAGACATTTTCAATTGAAGACATCAAGGATGCCCAACCCGGTATTAATCCCGAGGGTGAGCAAGCTGCAATCGATTCAATCCTTGCAGCCAAAACAGGCTTCACTGGTCAAGAAAGCTACACGCCAGAAGATATTCAGAATGCTGCCGTTAAAAACAATGTAGCTACAGAGACGCAAGGCTTTAAAGATTTTCTGACCAAGGTTACCGGCACAGATAAACTTGATGAGATGACGCAGCCACAGCTTCATGCTGCGTTTAAATCAGTCATGGACATGAATCGTCCATCGGATGCGCCTCATCTGGTGCTACCTACTGGCACAAATGCTACCCGTTTCAACGACAAGCAATACGATGCTGGCGTTAAGGCTGCGGCTGATTTGTTTGAGCGCAATCAGGGTAAACCTTTTTCAATTGAGTCTGTTGCTGATACTGTTCAAGAGGCTACCGGCCTACAAAGACCACAGGATGCACACGCCCTTATTAGCCATGCAATTGAGCGTGGCGACATGTCTAAAGATCAACAAGTTGTTTACAGGACATACAAGGAAGGTGCAGATCGACCCACTGCCACATACAAAACCAAAGAAGCGGCAAAAGAAGCGGCTAAGAAGCAAAATGCCAGTGTCAGAGAAGAAACTCTGACGCAGATTGCGCCAGCAGAAGAACCAGTCCAGCCCGAAAAGGTTAGGGCGGCAATGCCTGCTGGCTATTCAATTGAAACTACCTCCGTCAAAGAAGGCGAGACTCCTGCTGAATTTCAAATAACTCCCGAAGGCCAAGGCAAACCCTTAACCACGGTTGAGAAGTTGGATGAAGTCCAAGGCAAGATTGAGCGTTTAACCGGTCTTCGCCGGGACGAGGCAAATAAACAATTAGTTGATGTAAACAAGCATGAGCGGATAATCTTCAAGAGCAAAGCCAATCTTGAAAGCATGGAAGCTCGTGGCTTAACCGGAACTGAGGCTTACAAAAAAGCCCAAGCTGCCCATGCACGTGCTGAAGATGTATTGGGTCGCAGAGTTGAGACCCTGTACAACAGAATCTCTGAGTTAGAAGCTCCGCTCAAAGCCAAGCCATCAGGCAAGCGCACAGTTACACGAGAAATCCATACCGTCAAGAAGGGCAAGAAGATCCTTGGATCTTTCCCTAACCGTGTTGCCGCAGAAGAGAGTCTGCTGACTCAGTTGTCTGACAAGGAATTAGATGCAGTTGCATCTGATACCCGCTTTGGTGGCATCGCTGACCGCGCACGTAAAGAGCAGGAGAGCCGCAAGTCAGGAGAGAAGGGCATAAGAGTCAAAGGTACAACCGAAGGCTTGGAAAAAGCTGGTGTACGTACACCTGAGACAGAAGCCAAACTCAAAGAATTAGAAACCAAGCTGAAGCCAATGCTGGACAAGTTTGGTCTGGGCGATGTTGCTTTAAACGTTGTGCGGGCCATCAATAACAACGCCGAGGGCTCGTTTAAAGGTACAGACAAGCTGATTCAGGTAGCCTTTAACGCTACCAATCCCATCAAAACTATGCGCCATGAGGCGCTACATGCGCTTAAAGAACTTGGTTTCTTTACACCTCAGCAATGGAAAGCCTTGGAGAAGCAGGCTAAAGATAAGTGGATAGGCCAGTACCTTGAGAACGTCAAGTTTGATGAAAATACATCCCGTTTACAGGCTTACCGAAACCTTGGCTTGACCGAGGATGAAATCATTGAAGAAGCTATTGCTGATGCATTTGGAAGTTGGGAAGGCGGGCAGAAGCCACCACCCGGACTAATGGCTGCATTGTTTAAACGTTTACAACAGTTCTTTGCTGCGCTGCGTCAAGCATTGACCGGTGCAGGCTTTGAGTCTGCCGACGAAATATTTGGCAAGATTGAGGCTGGAGAGTTAAAGGCTGGAAAGCAAGCAACCGAAGGCGAAAAGCTTTCTTTACGCCAAGGCGTACCCGTTTCAACAGTTCCCATCATGGAAGCTGACGACACTGATGCCCGGGCCGAGCTTGGTTTAAACACTAAAGCTGTTCGCAATAGGTTTAACAGTGTTCGGGACATTGCTATTGCTTTAAATAATGCAACCAAAGATTCGTTTGGAGTAATGAATCCTAACAATTTGACCAATGAGAACATGGATCGAATTGCCAAGGCAATTGCCGACGAGGTTGGCTATCAGCTTTTAACTACATCAGAAACAGGCACAGGCACAGGTTGGTATTCTTCCAATTACCCAAATGCGGTTAAACGCCTTGGAAAAGTATTTCCCGAACTTGAAAACAACCCGACAGCCCGCTCAGTCTTTTCTGCGGTGGTTGCAGTTTCATCTAATGGAGAGCGCGTAGCGACCAATATTAAAAACGCCATCAAGATGTATCAGCGCATTCGTCAAGGCAAGAAAATGATTGCCGTTGGAAGCCGACGAGCTACCGCCCTTGAAAACAATTTGATGGTAATTCAAGATTTACTTGATGAGCATGGCGATGATTTTGAGAAAGTTCTTCTTGAGACCACCACCGTCAAGGACATGAATGCTGCCTTGCGCGCCAAGGGAGAAAAGCCTGACACGGCTTACTTGGCAGATACAACTGTCCCCGCCGCCGCCATTTATTTTGGGCCAAAGCTTGGCGCTTTCTTTGCCAATTTATCTGGGTCAGAAGGTTATTTAACAATGGATTTGTGGTGGTCGCGCACTTTCAACCGTATGCGCGGCTTGTTAATTCCAAAAGCAACAGACGCATCCATCAATACATTCCGTGAAATGATGGATAGGCCCACCGCAAGCCGAGATGAAGTTATTGCGGCAACAATTCCATTAGCAGCCAAGTACAAAGAATACGGATTCAACACAGAGCTTGAGCATCTGATGAAATCCAAAGAACCAAAAGAAAAAGTTAACAAGCCAAAGTGGTTTGCCAAAGCTGAAAGGGTTGCAGGGGATGCTTACGAGCAATTGCTCTATGAGCATAAGCTTGAAAAAATTGCCAACACTATTAATAAAAATGAATTTGAAATGCTTGAGGAAGCGCCTTTTACAGGGACTGACCGCAAGTTTATGTACGATGCCGCCCGTAAAGCTCAGGGCATGTTGCGCAACAAAGGTGTTAACCTAACACTTGCTGACGTACAGGCGGCTCTTTGGTACTATGAAAAACGTCTATATCAAAAATTAAGCGGGAGAAAAGCAGATGACATTGGATATGAAGAAGCAATCAACAGTCAAGCCGCAAAGGGTATTGGACGAGCAAGACCCTCTGTGGTATTCGGTGGAAAACCTAACAGTGGGGCTGTCACCGGAGGACAGGTCGCGAGTACTGAGGAACTTCGTGGCATCCTTACCGAAAGCACCTCAGACGAAAGAAAGTACAGCCTCCGCTCAGGAGTAATTATTGAGGTAGCGCCAAACCCCGATCAAGAAGTAGCCAACAAATGGCGGGAGATGACTCCTGATGAGCGTTTAAACACAACTAAAGCTGTAGCAAACAAAGCTGTTACTCGTGTTCTTGATGAGCTTGGCTTTAAAGGATATACATCCTACTTCTCATCGGGCAAATATGAAGGTGAAGTTAATCCCAACATCATCATTGAAGCGCCTGATGGCGCACCTGCGGAGGATTTGCGTGAGTTAGCTTCTGTTCTGGGTTATGTGTTGGATCAAAAAGCTATGGTTGCTTTTGATGAAAACAACAAATCCTCTAGCGATCAAAACACATTTGTCAAAGTTGTGCCGCCTTCAGATATGAGTGAAGCGGATTTGCAACGCTTGCGCAATCATATTGCTGACTCTGTTCCTCAAGCTGATGGCGATACCTTGCGTGATGATGCTTTGTTGTTTGGCAACTTTTCTGCATACAACAATGGTGTTGAGACTTTGTCAGACAAACAATATCATCAAGCAATTATTGATGCAATTGAGTCTTTTGACTATGATGGAACAATTCAAGTTTCTGAGCCTGAGACATTCCATAGCGAGATGATTTGGCCCGAGAGCCGCAGTGATTATTTAAAAGGAACAAGGTATGGCAAAAGTTCAGAGGTACAAGGAAGAGAAGGGGCAGATGTTCGGGGGAGCGGGATCAGCCGTCTTCAGACCATATCGGAAGAAGCAATTGCACTCAGGGACAGATGGATTGACGCCCGAGGACAGGCTCGCAGGAGCAGCGGAATCGAGCATTCTAAGGTTGACATCGGGCAACCTACCGCAGAATATGGACAAAAACGAGAAGGCGCAGAAAGCGTAATTGGCGTTCATTTTAGCCAGCAGCCTCGCAACGTACTATCATCATATTTCCACGGCAATGGCATTCGTGGATTAGAAAAAGAACGTTTAAGTGACCCTGCAAATAAAGATATTCGGGACCGTGTTTATTTTTATGTTGATACAGGTAAAGGCGTATTCCCTGAAGCTGGCGTAGGCGGTGCGCAGCATGTTGTACGTTTAAACAATTTATACGACATCCAAAAAGATCCGCTAAAGATTGTCAAAACAAATACGGGTATTGATGCGGCTGATAGGGCAAGCAAGCTGGAACGTAAGGTTCTTAAGGCTGGCTATGATGGATATGTTACCCGCGACCCCATTCAAAACCAAGGCTTCGCCGTTTTGGTTGGCGACCATACCATTAAGACAAATGCCGAAAAGCTAAGTCTCCGCACCTATTTCCCTACCGCAGAAGAGGCAGAGAACGCTGCGTATGAGAAGGCCCCGCCCGGGACGGCAGAGTTTAAACGCTTCTTTGGTGGCAGCACGATTAAAGAAGAAGGTCGTGCAGTGCCAATGTTTCATGCATCACCAAGTGAATTTAATGTTTTTCGCGAGAACAAACCAATTTTTATTAGCCCATCGGCATCAGAAGCAGAATTTTTTGGAAAGTTTCATTACGTAGGTAGTAAGCGTGAAAAAGGAAAGGTAAATGTTTATCCTCTTTGGGTTCGCGCAGAAACACCTTTTGACTTTGAAAACAAACAACAAGTTGATTTGGTTTATGGTGATTTGTTTGCGCAACTTGGCGAGTTTGCAGGAACGAGAGAGCGTATGGAGTCGGGAGATTGGTCATACATCGAAGACCCAGCAGTTCTAAACACGTTAAAAAAATTAGGCTTTGATTCTTTCTACGTAAAAGAGGGTGGAATAAAGAACCTCGCAGTCTTCAATGCAAACCAAGTCAAATCCATAACCGGAAACATTGGTGACTTTGGAGAAAACAAAGACATCCGCTATAGCCTGCCCACCTACAGCAAAGATGCGGCAGATGCGGTGGAAAGAACCACTACCCGCCGTGAAGAAAAGGGCTTTATTGGTCGCATCCTTAATGCCATTTACCCTGAGAATTTTTCTGACCTCCGCGCTCAGTTGATTGATCGTTACGCTCGCCTGAGTTATTACGACAGAAAAATTGCCGAACGCATGGGTGGTGCAAACTTGTTGGCTGATGTGTCGGCATCTTCAGCGGCTAACTTCTCTGACCTCGCTGCATCAGTAACGGCTTCTGCGTTTGGCGTTGGCAATCGTCAAGGCGGCGTGCCTGTTTACAAAAATGGCTTCACAACCATTGATACATCAATCAAGGGCGGCTTGGAAATCCTTAAGCCCCTTGCCAAATTTAACGACCCCAAGGCTTACCAAGATTATCAATTCTGGGCAGGTTCAAAGCGCGGAGTGCGTTTAAACAAAGAAGGTAAAGAAGAAAACTTTACACCCAAAGATCAGGTTTGGGCAAAAGAAATCTACAACGCTTACAAGGCTAAAGGCGTTGACTTTGCTGACATCCAATCAGAGATGAACGAGTTCAACAAAGGACTTGTTAAATACATGGTGGACACGGGCGTACTCAGCGCAGAGATGGGTGTTGAGTACATGAAGTACAACGATTACATCCCTTTCTATCGACAGATTGAAGGCGAAAAAACTGTTGGGCCAAAGATATTTAATGCCATCAGCGGAGTTAAGCCACCCAAGAAACTCAAAGGTAGCGAAGCTCCTTTAAACGACTTCTTTGAAAACTTTGTGCGCAACACCCAGTCAGCCATTAACTCAGGCATGAAAAACGTTGCCGCACAACGAGCCATTGAAGCAGCCTTAAAGATTGGCGATATCTCCGGCGCAGAGAAATTAAACAAGATTGATGACGCACCAGACACCGTGCAAGTTCTGGAGAATGGCAAGCAGGTTTCTTACCGTGTTGCAGATCAGCTTTTTATCAACGCAGTCAAGAGTTTAAACATGGCAGAGATGCCGATTCTGGGCATTATTGCTGCGCCATCTAATCTATTACGTAATTTGGTTACCAAAGATCCCGGCTTTATGCTGGCTAACTTGGCGCGTGACTCCTTATCTGCGTGGGTTACCAGCGGGGCAAAGATCACCCCAATCACAAGCACAGTTGGTAACTTCATAGAAGCTCTGTCAGGCAAGTCCAAGGGCATGCAGGCGCTTTTAAACGCAGGCATCTTGGGTGGCTACGAGTTCTCCTCCGGTACGCTGAAGAGCGGTGAAGCCTTGGAAAAGGACTTGGAAAAGAAGTACGGATCAAAAGGCAAGTTCAGTCCCTTGAGAACCTTTACAACAGTATGGGATGCGCTTGAGCATGGCACAGAAGCATCTGATGCCGCCACTCGCATTGCCATTTACGAGCGGGTGCTTGCAGACACAGGGAACGAGGCAGAAGCCCTGCATCGCTCTTTGGAGGTGATGAACTTCAACCGCAAGGGAAGCTCGCCTCTAGTGCGCATACTGTCCGCCGCAATACCATTCTTGAATGCTCGCGTCCAAGGCTTAGATGTTTTCTACAGAACAGCCTTTGGTGTGGACGTAGATGCCAACGCAAAAGAAAAGCAAAAAGCTTTCTTTGTGCGAGGCTTTACCTTGATGGCCTTGTCTGCGGCTTACTTCTTCGCGGTATCGGATGACGATGAATGGAAGAAGCAGGAGCAAGAAACCAAAGATAACTATTGGATTCTCCCCGGCATTGGTAAGTTCCCTACACCGTTTGAGGTTGGATTCCTGTTTAAAACAGTTCCTGAGCGTCTTATGGCGCTTGCGTTTAAAGACGATACAACTGAAGATTTTAAGAAGTCAATGCAGCGTGGACTTTTAAACACTTTAGCGTTTAATCCAATCCCCCAATTTGCCAAACCAATCATTGAATACAACGCTGATTACAACTTCTTCACAGGCAGGCCAATCCTTGGGCAAGGCATGCAGGGCGTAGCCACTGAGTTTCAAGTTGGACCCAATACAAGTCAATTCTCACAAGCCTTGGGCAAAGCTTTTGGTATGTCTCCCTTAAAGCTTGATGTGCTGATCCAAAGCTACACAGGAACAATGGGTACATACGGTGTTCAGCTTATCGATGCTGTTTTGGACTCACAGGGCAACAGCCCACATGCGTCTAAACGCTTTGAGCAGTTGCCAATCATCAAACGATTTGCCGTTGACCCTGAGGCACGTGGCAACATAACGCAATACTACGAACTTAAAAACGCTGTAGACACTGCTGTGCAAACAGAAAACTTCTTACTCAAGTCGGGTAATGCTGAAGAGTATGCAAAGTATGTAGAAGAAAACGCAAGTTTATTGGCGGCAAAAGGGTATGTAAGCAACACCGAAAAAGAAATGAAGAAGTATAGAGAGATGCGCAAGCTTATATCCAACGCAGAAATGACCGCAGATGAAAAGCGCGATGCTCTAACTGCAATTGGTCAAGCTGAAAACAATATGACTGCTGAAATTCAAACAATCAAAAAGGTTATCAGCGACAATAAATAATGTCGTTATCAAAGAGCCAGCCAATTGTTTTGCGATGAGCGTCTTCCCATCTGTTTAAACGCTCTTCTCTGGACATGGCCCGACCTTGATCTAACTCTGCATGGCAAGTAAAACACAAAGCGGCTATACGGTAGTCATTAGCTTTTAAGCTACGACCCTTTCCGTCTCGACCTTGGTTGGAGTGGGCGGCAACTATTGTGCCGTCCATCTTTCCACAGTGCTGACAGGGGGACTCTCTGACGGCTTCAAGTAGTTTTTGATTTCTGTACATCTGCTCTTTCAAATTTTTTGTCTTTAAGCAATCCTCTCAACCACGGGACTTTGCCAAGCTTTACCCACTCATCGTATTCGCTTTGAGTCAACCTTGCGGTAATTGTTCTTCCATTCTTGGTCATTTCTTTTTTAATAATCGGCACTTTCTTTCCCCTTGCTGTAAATAAGCACTTGTTTCTTTTCGTTTATCTTATCTGCGGCTTTTTGACTTGCAATCTGCCCAGCCCTAGCCCCGCTTGCCATCTGCTTCATCCTCTTATCCAGTAGATAAACGCTTGGACCTTGCCAATCAAAAGCGTTTTTAATTTTGTTCTGCATCTATATCTTTCTGATGAAATGGTGCGTTCTTGTCTAAGAAATCCTTGAGTAATTTCAAAAACCCAACCTCAACGCAAGCGCGTATTTCTGCTAGTTCAAAGTCACAGACGATAGTCGCTGACCCATCCTCGTTCTCAACAATTGTTTTCACTATCATGCTTCTCTCCTTCTCTTTTGTTTAAAAAAATTAAGCCACACTTGGTGCATTTCCAAAGCAAGCCTTGTTCTACTATAACTTTGCGCTCACCGTAAATGCCGCGCAGTTTCCCAAAAAATGTTTTGATTACTTCAAGCATTTTTCCCCCATCGTTTACATAGTTGCTTTACTGTTTCACTCTGCTTCTTTTTCTTGCACACTCCGCTCTTCGACGCCTCTTTTGCTTTTTGTTGCAATGTCAGTGGAGGTGGCGAGTCAGGGAATAATCCGTTGTATCCAGTTACAGATAGCACAGCACTGAGAATGATTCGGTCAATCATGTGTTCTTCTTCTTGAGTTTGGCTTCAATATCTCTAACCATTTCAAATATAGTTAAGCGCCCAGCCCCAATCTGAAAATCCACCCAATCCCAGTAGCGCTCTATTTCCTCATTCGTCAGCCCTACCCATGCTCGCCTTGGTGGAAATGAAGACATAGCTAATACATCATGGGCTTGTCTAAGCAAGGCGCATACGCTGTTGTTGGTTTCAATCCACTTGTGTTCTTCGCCTGTCATTCTTCCCTCGCTTTCATCATTGCGTCTGCGATTTCGTAAGCCGTCTTTGCAAGCTGTTCGTAGGATGAACCCACGCTTGTCCTTAACATAGCCTTTGCCGCAAAGTAGTCTCGCAAGGTCATGCCCATTGTGAAATCATTGTTATCAGACCACCCAGCATCAGAAACTGATTCGTGCCATTTGGGAGTGTTTAAAGGAAATGCAGGTATATTTTTCATGTGTTCTTCTCCTTGAGTTTGGTTTCAATCTTGCGCCCCATTTCCATCGGGGTGTCGTCTATGTCGATAGCATCCATCATTTCTCTGTCCGTCAGCCCTACCCACGGCTTCTTGTAGTCTTGGATGTCATCGTCTTCTACTCTAAGTATTGCGGCTCTCACCGACTCCTTGCGTTGCTTTGCCTGTCGTTCAATGGCGTTGAACGCTTCATCTTCTTCATTCATCAATCCCTCCGTTCTGCATAGTGAATATTGCCCAACCAATCATGGCGCATGCAACGACAAACAAGATTGCTCCAAGAGCCAACATCCCAGCCATCAAAATAATGTTTGCAAATGCTTCCAACATATCAGTCCTCGCTTTCTTTCTCTCTTGGTTCGCCTGCCCAGTAACCATCTTTGTTTAAACGATAGTTCCGGGCCTGCATCTCTTCAGGTGTTCTGCATCTGCGGTCAACGCCAAATGTTCCTGTGCGGTGATCCTCAAACGCAGAATTACTGTTGAAGTAAAGGCCGCAACCTCTACACTGATTCCTTGATATCCCCACCTTCAACATCAGCAACCTCCTTGGTCTTCTTCTCCTTGCGCTTAAGCTTTTGCAACTCAGTTTCAACTAACTCAGCAAACGATGCTCCCGATGGGAACCTCATCTGCGCAGGCTTCATGTCAATTACTGCGCTAATAGACTTGTCCACGCCAGCATTAAAGCCAGCTTGGTAAGGATCTCCATTAGCCATGCGCTGAGAAATCGCCTCCCTGACAATTTGAGCCATAGGTAACTTTGTTTGCTTTGCAAACTTCTTTAGCTTGTCAATTTCTGCTGGCTCCAAGTACGCCATGAAAGGTTTGTACTGTTTAAAATGGGTCATTATCCCCTCCTGTCTTAAATTCAAACACCAACGAATCAAAAGCCATTTGCGCTTCTTCGTTGCCATTAAGCTCCGAGCGAGAATCAATGCCGCATCGTTTACACAGTTCAGCAGCAGCCTCATGTTCGCCAATAACACCAAGGAAGTCTTGGAAGTCTTCGCGTCTACATAACATGCCAGCTTGCTGAACTCGGTTTGAATACTGCGTGGGTGATTCATCATCTTGAATCCTCACCAACGCACACCCATATCTAGCCCCCACAAAGTCCCGCAGAAGCTCTACAGGTACCTCGTCAGGGTGTAGAGCAAGGGTAAGGACGTAACCCGTCCTATCCTGCTTTAGAGCCACCTTTCTTGCTTCAAACTGAAGAGCCATATATTTCCTTAAAAAGGTATGTCGTCGTCCATGTCGTCAAAGCCCGACTTGTTTTGGCTTGGTGCTGGCGCTGATTGCGCAGGAGGTATCCAACGATCAACAACCAAAGCCAAGTATGTCTTACCGCTTGTTTTGCTGACGTTTTTCCATCCGGATATTTTGATGATGGTCATGCCGTCTTCAGTACGAATGTTGGTCATGTCCTTGAGATTGATGGCAATCTCACCAAAGTAATCTTTACCAAGCGGATTGGTTTTGGTCACAACAGCATGTAGGTTGCCCTTGTCGGGAAGATTTTTAAATGTTCCAGCATCAATCATTTACTTTCTCCTTTTCTTGCAACGCCTTTTTCTTTTCGGCGAATGCGTTACGAACCTGTGCATACAGCTCAGGATGACTTACTTTCAAGCCATCAAGCTGAACCTGATTGGCTTTCCAATAACTGTTTAAACCTTTTACATCTGAGTCGTTCAGGGTCAATAGCTCAACCATACCTGCGGCAAATAGCTCTGCGTTGTTCCCTGCGTCTTGCATGGATGGCATAGTTTTAATTGCGGGCGCTGAAATCTGCACGTCAGCCTGCGCAGTCTCTGTCACAACGGTCACAATCGCTGTCGTATCTTCAAGCGGAAGATCGTCTCCAGCATAGATGTACAACCCGAGTCCCTGCATGGCAATCGACTTAACCAAGCACCGCATGATCGCCGTGTTGATAGCCATTGCATCGGGGTTTGCCACGGGCTTGTTTCTGTAATCTAAAACAGGAAGCTGGCAAGTGATGGCTTTACCAAAGATGGTTGTAGTCACCCACACCATCGCTGAGTCGCCAAAATTCATTAGCACCGTCTGACCCATGCCTGTACCGTCACCCCACAGTTCTACCTTCCACGTGGCGGCTGGGTCAGCCTTTAGAACCTCAGTCCAAGCATACGCCCATGACAAGTACGTCATGCCATTCTTCTTCTCTGTTCGGTCGTTTACATTGATCTTTAAAAGCTCTTGCGTATTCATAACAATCCTTTATAAAAAATTCCTGCTTCTTTGAAATCGTCAAACTCTTTTGCCTGACTGTTCTCTACTTGAAACCTTATGGTTTTAGTAAAGAAACCTTTGTCAGTCTCCCAAGGTTTAACAACGTATGTGTGGGGCCTGTCTGATTTGCTATCTTTCTTTGACTGTTTAAACAACAACAGACACAAGTAAACCCCACGATGAGAATTGATCACCAAGTACTTACCCTGCTTGGGTATGCTTAACTTCCGCTTGGTACTGTTTGCACCACTTTGCGACGTAGCAGAAGTTTCCTGCGCATCGGGTGTACTCACCTTGTCTTGTTTCGACATAACCTTTTTCCTTTTCGGCTAGTTCCGTGGCCTCCTCTATTGTTTTAAACACACGGATCGCAGTCTTACGACCCTCCCTTTTTGTTGCATAAGTGGTTTCTTTTGCCCACCTTTCCTCATCGGTGCAAGGTTGTAAGTCCTCACCAAAATCATGCGCCATCTTTGCTTCCCTGTGCATCTCCAAACGCGTACGCACATATGTCTCAGCCTTGACTGCGTCCCATAATGGGATATCAATCATTACCGCCTCTGCTTCGGGGTAACCTTCTTTCGTTTCGTGCTGGCTATAGTCTTTGATAAAGGCGCAGATTTGTAGCCGCTTCACGGGCTTGCGCTTAGAAGTCTCGACCAGCCACTTGTAAACGTTAAGCTGAGTTTCCCAATCAGACTTGTTCATCATCACAGACCAAGCTTTGACAAATTTGTAATCCACAATCTCAACGCCGTCGTGATCATCTTTTTGCAAATCAATCTGCCCGCTGATAGTGATGCCTTCAACATCCACATACAGACGCTCTTCGTTGATGTAGCCCTCAATCTCCTTAGCTTCTAACTTGCCATGCATAAATGTGCCAAACTGCGAGGCGAGCATAGAGGTAACATCAACCTCTATCTGATCATCATATTGTTCGCGCAACCTTCTAATTTTTGGTGGCGACATAAGCTCAGTCACGCTATACTGAGATGCGCCCTTTGTATAGAAGTTGCGAGTCAACAAAGCTACAACCGGCGGGGGTAAATTCTGTTTGTTGGTAATAATCATGAACTCTCCAAAAGGTTTATATGGACACAGGGCATAATAATAGTGCTTGTATGGAAGAATTGCAAGCACTATCTTTAATTATTTTTGGGGAGCCTGCAAGTAAGGCTAATTCAAGGCGGGTTGTTAAGTTTGGCAACATGTCCAGACTAATCAAATCCCAGAAAGCTCTCAATTACTCAGATTCGTTTAAACAGCAATGCACGCCTCTGGCAAAGTTAATGTCTGGCGATATCCGTATGACAATACATATCTACTATGCCAGCCGCAGACCCGACCTTGATGAGTCGTTGATTTTGGATTTGTTGCAAGGGTTGGTGTATTTAAACGACAGGCAGGTAAAAGAACGCCATGTGTTTTGGGGTTTGGATAAAGAAAATCCCCGGGCAGAAATTTTGATTGAGCAGATTCCACCCGTTTACACAGAAAAAAAGCCCGCACAAAGGCGGGCAAAAAGGGAGTGACAACTGCTTGTCGGAATTGATTGTAAAGCCATAAAGTGCTTATTACCAGTTTTAGACTACATTTATTTTTACTCTCTGAATTTTTTTGCATTAATGCGAACAGTTGGTTTATACTAAATCCGTTGGCGCATAGTAACCGCATTGGTCTCCGGAGCTTATACGCTCTATGAATGTGGAACTCCCTGCGCCAGCACTTACACGCACAAAAAACGGCAATAAATATACATAAGACTTGCCATATGCACAAAAAACCCACAAATTTATACATGACACCGATTGACACGGTTTGAAATTGTGGTAGAGTTAAGTTGTTGCTGTAGGAAGCGACCGCTTTAAAAAGCCGTTACACATGCCTTCGCCCTTGGTTTAATCCGGAGGGTTCCTACCGAGGGCAGTTGTAACGGCTTTTTTTTGCCCCTCCTACTTCAGCCGTACTCCATACGATAGCAAGAGTTCAGCCTGACTGCGTGGAAGAAAAGGGTTACACGGTAAGCGTAAAGGCGCGGGGCAACTACCCTCAACAATCCGTGGTGCTGGTCGAATTTGCAAGCACAGGGGCGTTGGCGCAAGTCAACCATGCAAATGCCGCAAGGCGGGTGAACCTCCTCTCCAACTCCATTGTTCGCATTGGGGAAGGGGGGTCTTTGGGGTGAATTTATCAATAAGCCCCGCAAAGGGGCGTTAAAGGAGGGTGACGATGAGAATATATTTAATTGCAAGTAACAGGGGCGTACGTCTTGTACGTGCCAACACAAGAGCGCAGGCTTTAAATTATGTAGCCTCGCAAGAGTTGACGGTCAGGATTGCATCGCAGGATGACTTAGTCAAATATTTGTCTGAAGGTAGCATGGTTGAAACGGCAGTTGCGCCCGACCAAGGCAAACTGGACTTGTAACTATGGATATACATTTAAATGCTCACGATTTAATTCTTGCCGCTCACCAAGCGGGGATTATTGAGGGAGTTAAAAGTATTCAGTTATCTAATGGTCAAATAAAGAATAAAAAGATATCGGGTCAAGGTGACTTTGCCATTCATTATGCTGGAATGTTGGGTGAAATAGCTGTGAGTAAAGCTATTGGGATTCCAATCAGGACAGACATCACGTTTGGCGGGGACGGAAGTGTTGACATGACTTATAAGGGTCAGTCCTTACAAATTAAAACAAGCACTCACCCCACAACACCCCCTCCTCGGTACATAATCTTTAACCATGCCGCAGATTTCTCCACTGATTGGGCTGTCTCTTGTTCAATCAAAACACCATGTCTTGTCAAGATTCATGGGTTTGTCAGTAAAAAAAGATTTCTAAAGAATGCCGTAGAACATGATTTTGGTTATGGACTGCGTGTTTGCATGGCTGAAGAATTTTTAACATCAATTGATAGGTTTGACGAAGCCGCCACCATCTAAATTTAAGGAATAAAATGGAAACTGATTTAAACAACATGACGATGCGCGACCTGTTTGCCGCGTTTGCAATGGCTGGGATGCTGGCAGACCAATCCGCAAGAGATAACGTTTACATCCTAAGCGCAGATGCATACAAATGCGCAGATGCATTAATTGAGCAAAGGAACAAAGATGCCGCGCAACTATAAACAGGAATATGCCAACTACGATGGCACACCCGAAGTTAAAAAGAAAAGAGCGCAGAGAAATAAAGCAAGACGGATGCTTGAGCGCGAAGGTGTTGTACACAAGGGAGACGGGAAAGATGTTGATCACAAGACCCCGCTAAGCAAAGGTGGAACAACTGTGCGCAGCAACTTAAAAGTCGTGGCAGCAACGAAAAACAGGTCTTTTAAACGCAAATCTGACGGCAGCATGAAATGATTGCAGAGCTAGTTGAGTCAACATACTTCAACGAAACTGCTCGCGTATCTTGCCCTTTCTGCTCACCCGAGCGCAGGAAGTCAAACAGTAAAGATATGACCTTGACCCGCAAGAATGACGGCGCGGTTGTCTATCACTGCCACCATTGCTTTGCCAATGGATCTGTGCAACCCGAAAAAAAGGAATTCAAATTGTCTGCCGTCCCATCTAAAACGGTCATCAGTGCGCCGTTA